TGCTGAACTTTGTTACCAAGCAAGAAAAGTTGTTAACTCTGACATGAGTCGAATGACAGAGATTTATAAACTGTTAATGCATCATCACAAGGCTATTATATTTTATAACTTTGACTATGAGTTAGAAATTCTTAGAGAAGGATTAACGGAAGCTCATGTGCCATTCTCAGAATACAATGGTCACAACCATCAGGACATCTTAGTTGACGAGCCATGTTGGGCTTATCTTGTTCAGTACAACTCAGGAGCTGAAGGCTGGAACTGTACACTCACTGACACAATTATATTCTATTCACAAAACTACTCTTACAAAATGATGGAGCAAGCGTCTGGACGAATTGATAGAATGAATACACGTTTCAGAGATTTGTATTACTATCACTTGAAGTCACATAGTCCAATAGACGTATCAATATCAAAAGCGTTAGACAAGAAGAAAAAGTTTAACGAAAGCAAATTCATAGATTCATTAAACTTGGACTTGGAAGATTTGTAATTTTTTGCCCTCGCAAAATCTACATGTCCTATAATAGAGGGAGAAGGGAAGAGTGTCTGAATTAGAGATGATTGAGATACAAACCCTTTCTCTTTTTGTTTGGGTTTTCATAAGCGGGGCTTTCCACGGCCTCGCAAAATCTACATGTCCTATAATAGAGGGAGAGGGAAACCTGTCCGAAATTTTTTAGAATTCGATACATTGGAGGGATTATGAAAGAGAGCGTATTTCAAAGTAAACTGATTAAGAAACTCAAAGTTATATTCCCAGGATGTATTATCATGAAGACAGATCCTAGCTATATGCAGGGTCTGCCTGATCTTTTGATTTTGTATGGAAATAAATGGGCAGCACTAGAATGCAAAAAATCTAGTAAAGCTCATCATCAACCAAATCAAGATTATTATATTAAGTTAATGAATCGAATGAGTTTCGCTAGTTTTATTTCACCAGAAAATGAAAAGGAGATTCTAGATGAAATTCAACGAGCATTGGAACCTAAAAGACAAGCACGCGTTTCTAAGTCCAAGTCAGCCAGTGTGGTTGCATTACGACGCAGAAAAGTTAGCTAAGAAAAGACGTTCTGAGCAAGCTATAATTGAAGGCACTGAACTTCATGATTTAGCAGAACGACTTATCAAGAAAAGAAGAAGACAACTTGATGACGGTGATTATTTTAACATGTATGTTAATGATGCTATTGAGTTTCGAATGAAACCTGAAGTCACATTATATTACTCAGACCTTTGCTTTGGTAAGGCTGATGCAATTAAGTATGATTCAAGAAACAAGTTGTTGAGAATACATGATTTAAAAACTGGGGCTACTAAGCCTCACCACGAGCAGCTAGAAACTTATGCTGCTCTTTTTTGTTTGGAATATGATGTAAAGCCATCTGATATTGATTTTGAGATGAGAATATATCAACGTAATAAACCAATTGATATCTGGACTCCTGGTACTGACATTATATTTCCAATTATGGATACTATAGTATCTGATGTTAGATATCTAAGAGAACTTATAGAAGAAGAGGAGAGTTGGTAATGGATAATGAATTATATCATTATGGAACACCACACGATGGATTTACTCCACACTCTGGTAGATATGAATACGGAAGTGGCGAGAATCCTTATCAAAGAGCTGGCTCTTTTCTAGCAGCTCTCGAAGAATATAGACGACTTGGTAAGACAGACAAAGAGTTCTATACAGATAGACAAATGTCAGCTAGCGAGTTTAGAGCTAGAGTTTCAAATGATAGAGCAGCAGCAAGAGATTGGTACATTAGAAAAGCTAGACGATTGAAAAGAGAAGGCTGGTCTAATGTCAAGATTGCTGAAGAATTATTTGGAGACCCTAGTAAAGAATCTAGAATCAGAGGATACCTGAAAGAAGGAGCTAAACAAGCAGCTAGATGCAATACAAATGTAGCTGACTTTCTTGAAAAAGAAATTAAATCCAAAGGCTGTATTGATGTAGGAAAAGAAGTAAACAGAGAACTTACAGCAAATACTGCTTTAGGAAATGTTTCAGAAACAAGATTAACAGCTGCACTTGAACAACTTAAAGATAGAGGCTATGAAATCATTAACCTCTATGTTCCACAGTTGACAAATCCTAACGGACAAAAGACAACTATAAAGGTTGCAGCCAAACCTGGAACTACAGCGCATGAATTGTATAAAGACCTTAGTCAGATTAAGACCGTAACTTCTTATACACCTGACAATGGCGAAACAGTTGTTACAATTAAGAGACCATCTAACCTAGACTCAAGTAGAGTCTATGTAAGATACGCTGAAGATGGTGGAGCTGATAGAGATGGAACTATTGAGTTACGAAGAGGCGTGAACGACATATCGTTAGGCGGTTCGTTGTATGCTCAAGTTCGAGTTGCTGTAGATGGAACACATTACATGAAGGGAATGGCTCACTATAGTGACAAGATTCCAGATGGATACGACATAGTCTATAACACAAATAAGAAACGTGGAGTTCCGATGATGTCTGACAACCCAGACGATAAGCAAGTATTAAAGACACTTAAGTCTGACCCAGACAATCCATTTGGTGCTCTTATTAGTAGACAGTTAGAATACACAGATAAAAATGGAAAGAAACAATTATCACCAATAAACATCTTAAGAGAAGATGGAGATTGGGATGACTATTCTAAAACCTTGTCGTCTCAGTTCTTATCAAAGCAAAGTAAAGAACTTATTAAGAATCAACTTAATCTTACTTATGCTGAAAACAAAGAGGAGTTTGAGAAGATAAGACGACTTACTAATCCTGCTGTAAAGCAGAAGCTTATGGCTACGTTTGCTGAAGAATGTGATTCAGCAGCTGTTGATTTAAAGGCTACTGCATTGCCAAGACAAGCAACAAAAGTTCTTCTACCAATACCATCTCTTAAAGAGAATGAGATTTATGCTCCAACTTACAACGACGGTGAGCATGTTGTTCTTGTACGTTACCCACACGCTGGTACATTTGAGATACCAGAACTTGTAGTTAATAACAAGAACAGAGAAGGACAAAGGAACATTACAAAGAATGCTATTGATGCTGTTGGTATTAATCCTAAAGCAGCTGCTCAATTATCTGGTGCTGACTTTGATGGAGATACAGCATTAGTTATACCAGTTAATAGTAAAGTTAAGATTGATACCAAGCCACCTCTTGCGGGTCTTAAGAACTTTGAACCAAAAGACTATCAGTATACTGAGACTAAGACAACAAGAGAGCTTAATACTAAGACTGGTAAGTATGAGGATGTTATTCACTATTATCGTAATGGTAAAGAATTCAAGGCTATTAGTGAACAAACAAAGCAAATTCAGATGGGAGTTATCTCAAATCTGATTACTGATATGACATTAATAGGTGCTCCAGATGAAGACCTTGAGAGAGCAGTTAGACATTCCATGGTTATTATTGATTCTGAGAAGCACAAGTTGGATTATAGACAATCGTACAAAGACAATGGTATAGCAGCGCTTCATAAGCAATACCAGGGAAAGACTCAAGGCGGAGCTTATACATTAATATCTAAAGCTCATAAAGAGACCGATGTACCTGAAGAAAGAAGATCATCAAATCCAGACCCTGTTACAGGAGAATGGATATACACTCCTACTGGAAAACACAAAACAGGTGTCATAGGTGTTGATGAAAAGACAGGTAAGAAAATTTATGGTGAACTGCCTGAGCTTAAGACACAGAAGAAGACATTAATGGCACAAGCCTTTGCAGCTGGTAAGGACGCATACTCCCTTACATCGGGTAACGATAAAGAGAACCTCTATGCGGACTATGCTAATAAGATGCACGCCATGGCTAATGAGGCACGTAAAGAGGCCTATGCTATTAAGCCTATACCACCATCTAAGTCGGCTGCCACAGTATATGCAGAAGAGATAAAGAGTCTAGACAACAAATTAAACAATGCTAGACTCAATGCTCCTAAAGAAAGACAAGCCCAGCTTATAGCCAATCAGGTAGCTAAGGCCAAGTGGGCAGCAGACCCTACTCTGGATAAGGAACACAAACAGAGGATAGGACAGCAAGAGCTCACTAAGGCACGTGCTTTGGTAGGTGCTAATAAGAAAGATGTTATGGTAGACATAACCCCTAAAGAATGGGAAGCTATCCAGGCAGGCGCTATATCCACCAATAAGCTTAAACAGATACTAGACAATACAGATATGGATAAGGTTAGACAATACGCTACACCTAAGGACCATCGTACAATATCTGAGGCCACTAAGAGACAAATAGAAGCCAGACTAGCCACAGGACGTTATAACATTGCTGAAATAGCAGCGTCTGCTGGTGTATCTCCTGCTACAGTATCAGCTATTAATAAAGAATTGAAAGGAGGAAAATAGTTATGATTACTGAAACTAAACAAACTCCTTTTCTTACAACAGTTGATAATGTTTGGAATCCTTTTACAAACTTTGATGAATGGTTAGCTTATGACATTTCAAATGAACATTATTCAAACGAAACATTAGCAAAGATTGCATTGTGTTCAGATGAATTGTCAGATGAAGAAAATAGACAAGAAATTGAAAGAGCTATTGATAGAATCATAGAGCTTGATCCAACTAAAGAGTTTGTTAAGGTTTACAAAGATAGCTTCGAATCAGATATGTCTAAGGCCAAAGCATCATATGACAGATGGTTAGAGCAAATGAATAACCTTAGTTCAGCTGTTTAAATGTGTTAAAAGCAAATTGATTAGTTAAATAGATTGATTAATCAATAAAAAATTAAGGAGAATTTGTATTTGAATAGTTTTCGATACATTTTCTCCTTCTTTTTGTGTTAAATACGGTTTTAACCCGGCTATAGAGAGTTCTAAAGGCATGGGGGGGGGTCGCTGAACATACACCCCCTCCAATAT